ATATGAAAACCCTTTTCCTTTAGCTGTTTTTATTTTAGGCAGCCGTTCAGTTAGATATGTAACAAGATCTGTCTGTAAATCAATAAACGTTTTATCGATATAATCTGGCTTCATTTGATTTATACGATTTTCAGCCATTTTCATTAATGGGGTGAACAAGAATCGTCGGTATATCTTTTCTCGTTTTACCGGAGACTCGTCTAGTTGATTATATGCTTGTATTGCACATTCTGTAATTTTTGTCCAATATCGATTACTGGTTTTCTTCTTCCGACCCATCATATATTTCTTTTAAATTTTCTAAAGTTTCTTTTAATAAATTAAATGTAGTACCAGCTTCATCATCTTTTTCAAATGCCCCAAGCCGATCGATTTGTTTCATATGATCATATGAACTTTTAATTTGCCGATACATAAATTTGTTTTGTTCAATGGCGTCGTCATAATAATCTAGTAAATCGGTTACTGCCCCGGCTAGTATATATGCCCGGCCCATAAAATATATACAGCCAATTAATAATACTGTGCTAATTGTTATAAAAGTTATTAACATGGTCGTGATCTATTCTTCGTTAAATGATGCAAATATATCGTTAATTGATTTTTCGATACCTGGGTTATTTTCTGCTAAGTTTTTTAATCCATTTGTTTTAGTTAATTTACCCTTCACTGTAACAGGATTAGGTGTCCCTGCTTTGTGGTTTCGCCAACACTCATATTCTATCTGAGCCGCCATATGATCGCCGTGATGCAAAATAATCGCCATGTTTGTTTTTAATTTAGCCTTTTCTGATCTTGCTACAAAATATGGTTTATTTGAATCATCATACATACCATCGTGGATTTTAATAGATTGGTATTCGTTCCAAGACATTTCTATTTTATAATTTTGCAATAACCATATAGAAAGATCTGGTACCATAGTAAAAGGAATGTTTTCATTGTGTTTGTACACCCTTCCCATATTCTTTCGATGCCAATCCGAAGTTTCTACCTGATACACTTCATTACCATCACCTGGAAATCCTACCTTACCCAAATCATGATGCATTGCAGCAAACATTAATTCTTCTTCAGTATAACCTGACATATCAGCACCGGCCATTTGCCATGTATCATACAACATTTTAGTACAATCCATTACTCGAAGTACATGGTCTATATAGCCACCGGCAAATGCGTTATGAAAATGCGCCATCGAGGATGCTGGCATTAATACTAGGCGGTCTTCAAATTCATCATACATTTGATTTAACTGCGCCGATCTAGAATCAAATAAAGTATTTACTCTATTTCTGTATTCTTCCCAGTTTGATTTAATTTTCTCTGCTATTAACATTTATAACTATTTTAATATTAAAATAATAAATTATTTTCGTAATTCCAAATGTTTGCCATCTACTAATTTGCTAACACAACTAGAACATACAATTGAAACGGATGTTACATATGATTTTTCAACCCATGTTTCACAATATTTACATTGTAGTTTACTATGCGTTGATTTCGTTAACGTTTTCATATTATTCTGATTTTAGGATTTTTCGTTTTTTATTGGGTATGTGGGCTGGTACCTCAATTTCATTTTTAACGGCGGTCTTACGCTCGATATCATTTTGGTTAGGTACTTGTTCAATATTTATTTTTTTCTGCGTTACCTGTTCGGATATCTGGTCTGTTATTGTATCCAATTTAAGGTCTTGCTTTATTTCAACATCTGTATTGTGGTTAGGTCTTGAATTTTTAAATGCATGGGTTGCCCCAACAAGCAACACGATAGCCAATGGATCAAAAACAAATATAAACAATAATATAAACCAATTAACTACACTGTCTGTATCTCGGTCGGATTGTTTTGCAACATATTTTAATGGGCCGATCTCTGCAGCTGCATCAGATTCGGTTTGTAATTTTAACATTTTAATATCAATAGAACTAACTGAATCCATTAGTGCAATTTCCTTGATAGCAAGTATATCCCGCCTAGTCTTCGATTCTTGTAGTTGTTCTTGCAATGCTGTTCTAGTAGACGAACTAGTAGTCGTAATAAGTTGACCGTCGCCATTAGTATATTGTATAACGTTGTTAGACAGCCCAATAGTTAATTCTGAAATATTTTTATTTAGTGATGCATTTTCATCTTGTATATCAGTTAGTTGTTCCCTGAAACGATCTTGCTTTAATTGTAATATACCAACTTCTTGTTGTACATTTTCGAGCTCATATGCAGTTTCTTGATATGCTGATACTAGGAATCCATATATGCCTAACGACGTTATCAGCATCAACACAACTACTGCTGATGTTAGATATATTTTCATTAACACACTAATTTGTTTCCAAAATCTATGCAAATACGATGCCGTGATTAATTTCGCCGATTCTAGTATCGATGCCATAATAATCACGGCATACGCTTGTGCCGAAAACAATTTACTTAGTCCAAACACACTATAATATGCGGCGGTAGCAGCTAATGATAACGAAGTTAACAACACCATGTATGGAAATGTTCGCGTCATGCTGGATTAGACTAATCTACTTTAAATTGCAATAACAATTCACGAAATCCGATGCCGCATGCGATACCAGCATAAAACGGGGCGCCTTTAATGATTAAAGCTACTCCAACTACGCCTAGTACTGCAGACCGAAACCATGGTGCATTAATTACATTTAACATAATTTATCCTTTTTTTAATTATTCGCGATCAACATAATACTTAGCTGTTTCGATTTTTTTTAACGCTTTAGCTAAATTGCTCAATGTTGACTCTTTGTCAATTTTTCCTTCTTGCAACATACGACCTACGTTTTTTACGATATCATATGCCTCTTCGAGACTGTCTGTAACTGTTGTTTTGTAACGATAAAATGCCATTATAAACCTATTTTAATTATTATTATTATATATAAATATCAATCTTGTAAAATCGTGGCGTGATTTTTATTAGCCCATTGATCAAATCCGACGTTTAATATAGCCAATTCTTTAGCCTTAGCTTCAACAACAACATCCAAATCTACAACACCATATGTGTCAGGTAAACAAGTAATGTAATCTGCATGGGCTTGCTCTTTGATCTTGCTGAATTCCTTGTATTGTTTCGCAAAACTAGGCCATTTTGGCAAATCATACAATGCAATACCATTGCGTTCACAAATGCCTTCGATAAGACGTTGATATTCATGTCGACGGGATTCTGAGTAATGAGTGCATTGAGTAACACCATGTTTCTGCCAAGTGCTACGCGCCATGAAGAATGCTTCTTGTTCGGATAAATCACCAGTATTAAATGTATGATGCCAATAGTCAAACGTAATAGGAATATCGGTAACACTGTGCACCGTCTCATATAAGTCTCGCACAGAATACATGGAAGCCTTATCATCATTTTCAATAACAAGTCTAGATCTGCATGCCTCCGATAAAACGTAATAATTTTTAATCCATCTAGCAATCGTAGATGTTTTATCACCATATGTGGCACCAATATGAATATTGATCTTGTTTTCAAAACTAGGAGCATAACCAAGCATATCAAACATTTCAGAATGTCGTTCTAATCCTATAATGCTGTTTGCAACTATTTCTTCATTAGGGCTACCTAGTATATGAAACGGACCAGGATGTGTAGTAACACGATGTCCATGCGCTCGAGCAAAATCACCAGCTTCTTGTAATACTTGACAAATTTCATCATAGTCAGGTAAATCCTTGATCTCATAATGATTCCAGCGAGGAAACAGTTCACTACCTATACGAAACAACCGAATGTCATGTCGTTCGTTCCATTTTAGAATAGGAAGCAAGTCTTTGGCGTTCTGCAAAGATATCTGTGAGGCTAACGGCATACCACCGGCCTTGAATTTACGGTCAATCATGGTGCGACCGGTACGGATACCTTGAACACCTAATGTCATGTTATTGCATGCATATCCAAATCTAATCATAGTATTTATTTTTCTTGAATATATGAAATATTATTGCATAATCCAAATATATAGTTTTTTTTATTATCAGATATTTATATATAAAAATTAAACGATTTTAATAATATGAAAAATATTTTGGCAGAAAATATGCTTAGATTTCGAATTAAAAATTTAACGGAGTCTGCAGTAGAAAAAATACAAGGTTTGGCTGAACAATCGGCAAAAACTGATATATCGCCACAAAAATCACCATTTGCAAATAAAGAATGGTTAGTATTGAAGAGTTTATGTCAAAAAACAAATGGTAAAGTATTATCTTTCACAGATTATACCGGTAACTATAATGAAACACTAAATTGGGGTTCACACAAAACTAAAGGTGCTAAAACTGGTATGGGATTATTGATTGAAAAAGATGGTTCTTATAATTTAACCGTAACTGGTGATATTCAACAAATAGTACAACTGTTAAATAAAGCTGGGTTAGGTAACTTTAAAACTGACAATTATGGTCTCGAAACAATGGAAATATATAAAATTCCAGCTAACCAATATAACATTTTAAAATCTGCGTTACAAACAGTTGCACCAGTATTTTAAAAAAAGTTGCAAAAAAACTTGACAAAACAGAAAACAGTTAGTACATTTGTAGTATAAATTAAAACTTTTATAAAAAACAACATGTTTAATATAAAACAGATGAGAACAATTAACATACCTGTTTTTTATAGATCTTATATTTATATATAAAAATTAAAAGATTTTAATAATATGATAAACAGAAAAAACATCTTGGCAGAAAACATGTTAAGATTCCGATCAAAAAATATTGCAGCCGAAGAAGCAGCAGCAATCCGTAAATTGATTGAACAGGTAACTACGTTGCCATATAAAAATCCAACGCAAATTGAAGGATTTTTTACTGATACAGCAAGTCCGTTTACGTTAGCCCCAAAAGACGCCAAAACGGTGATATTTGCAACTACACTTAATCCGGCGATTGGGGCGTATGGAGCCGAAAGAGGCCGCACGCGTGTTATCCAACTACCAGGTTTTACCAACTTATATTTAGCTGTTGGTACAATTGGAACGGTAAATGATAAAGTAACCGCGGCGGTAAATGCAATCAAGCCAGGAGCTATTTTATTTAGCGCTAGCCCGAAAAATCCGGCTGCTAGTGCGACCGAAACTCCGAGTGGTATGGTAGGTGGCGAGTCGGTTAAGTTTATTGCATATGATGGAAACGATTTAGCTAAATTTGCTAACGACATAGTAAGAGAAACGAAGCCAGGAACAACGCAAAAAGTAAGCACATTCCGGGCAGTTGAGAAACAAATTGCAGCGGTGTTAAAAGCATCGGCGAATTTGGGTATAACGGGTGCTGAACAGTTAGTACCTTCGGCAGACCCTACGTCCTACTATGCTAAGTGGAAACTTGCTACCGAAAAATTACTTAGTGCATAACAATATAAATGTAGTAATGGGTATGCCGTAACATACCCATTTTTACTGACCTATAATTTTTCTTAATTTTGGTATTTACTTAACATGGTTTTAGTTAAAACTCCGAATCGTTCCTCTACTATTACACTCACTAATCGATCTGTGCCGTTACCGTAACAAAACTGTATTTCGAAATCAGCTCTTTCTGAATTGTCTTTGTGCATTATGTAAATTTCTTCAAGTTTCCAAGCATCATCACAATTACACACATATATTACTGTATAATCACTGCTTAAACGACCAGCCATAATAGCAGGTAAAGCATCTATCACATCTCCAAAACGAGGAAGTGTTTTGTGTTGCTCGGCTGGTTCTTGCGAATACGATTGTCCCCATACTAACACATCTAAAATAGCCGGATCAATCTGCATAATCATTTTTTTTGCTAATTGCGGATTAGTTAATATAGTTTCGAGTATCCCTCGCATATCATCAAATTTAGCCTCTCCTCTATAAAAAGTTGGGGAGTTAGCCATATAATTTCCAACATCATTTGCAATTCTGTCACCGGCACTCTGACCAAACCCAAAACTACTTACTAAAACTGCGAATACTAATACGATCTTTTTCATGGCTTTAATTGTTTAATTGTTTAACTCTTTAATTTCTATATACTAAATATAAGAATAAAAAATCATTAATCCAACCAAATATCAATCTTTTTTTATGAAAGCATTTAAAAAGTCTCTTTGCTTCTGAATAGCCGAGTCTAGTTTGGGTTTACTTCTTGGGTTTCTAGTTTTATTAGCTGATTTAGAGCTAGGCTGATTACTATTCGTGATGGTAGGTGGGTTGGATCCTGTGTGCAGGCCTGGTACTGGGTTATCAGATTCACGTAAAGCTGTTCCATTTGCTGATTCTTTAACAATTGAATGTGCGTTTTGCCGTTTTCCGTTTTTAACCACAACTGAATTTGCTTCTGCTGATCGGCTGGAGATAACATCTTGATCCTCTCCACTATTGTAGTGTATGAAACCGGCGTTGTGATATCGGTTTCTGTGTTCTTTAACTTCAATGCCACACGGATACTTTGTACCATACGATGATACAGTGTAACTAATTTCCTCATTGCTAACAGTTTTTATATTTACGATTATACCATATTGCCGCCCACCTAACCAAGAAAAACATACCGCATCACCAATATTATATTGTGCTTTAGTAAAGATTTGTTGTATGTAACTAGGTGGGGCACTGTTTTTTTGTTTTGCCATATGATTTAGCTTAAACTATGTGGTGTTATATTACCAGTAATTTTATAAACACGCAGAAATCTAGTTATTTTGTTTTTTATAAACAGTTTTTCAGTACCACGATCTCGTTGTAGTATATATCCTAATTCGAAAAAATTTTTCGTAGTAATTTTGATGTTTTTAAGACTATTAGATTCAATCAATATATGTTCATTATCTAACATCACATCAACCTGGTTACCATTTAGCTCCCCAAATTGCAATTCATCAAACTCATCTAGATGACTTTCATCAGGGAGCTCCATGGCGATTTCATTGAAAAACTCAGTTAAATTGATTTCGTGATTGCGCCTAGTTTCTGTTTCAATTCTACCTATTAGATACAAAAATTTTTCTTTGCTAGTTAAATCAACTATATAATTATATTCGTAACTACTTATATAAATGTCATTTAATACAGATTTCATTGCAATCCTTATATTAGTTCAACAATAACATATAATTTACGAAGATCTTTGATATCTAATTTTTTAATCAAACTAAGATTGTACCATGCCAGCTCGATCGTAGTCGCACTGAATAAGCCAATTGTTTCTTTAGCAGGATCATGTATTGAAAAATATTTATATCGTTTCTCCATTACTATATATTAATAAATATGAATTAAATTCCTAATTCATACTTACTGTAAATGGTAATTTTTGCATCCCGGATTGTTTCGTATAACCGACTAACTTCATGTTTTTGTAATTGAAATTCTTGACCTTTAATATCAATCAAAAATGTATTTTCAGTTTTCGACGAATATATAATTGGCAACATGTTATTAATTTCAGTTTCATATCTAAATAAATCTTTAAACTCAAATTTTATTTTTTGATTTGCTATGTATAAGGTACCAACATTATAATCCATTGGTTGCATCTTAAAAACACGAAAATTTAATTTTTCGGTGATAAAGTCCATATCGGCCCAGGTATTTCCATATTTTAACCTGAATTTATCTGAAACGGCGGCTGAGTTATTAATACTACTCATAATATTATAGTTTTAAATTTGTATATAAGTTTATATATTTGTAAGTTATTCGTTGTGAATAGTCTTTAACAACGAGTGATAGGTAACATTTCATTTTCAAACAAAAAATCGTAGTCTACAGTAGGCGTAATTATGCCTGTATCACACAATTTTTTTGTTAACTCTCGATTAATATACGTTTTTCGAGATGATGACGAATTGATTGCTGATATAGCACCGCGGGATTCAAATAAAACATCATACAGTCTGCTGTTATTATGGATAAATGTTTCAACAACAACTCCTACTTGATGTTTATCTTCAGATGTTACTATAACGGGTTGGCCGATCGTGTATCTACTCATTACATTAAAATTTTAACGATCTTACTAGATGTTACTGCCTTTACTTCAAACTCGATCATTTCAGATCCGAAGTCTTTTACTACCTTAGCCTCAGCATCAGTAACTGATAAAGCTTTTACTAGATATACTTCTGTTAATTTTTTTTGTGTTACCCCTTTAGGAGTGTCGACTTCATGTGTCAATTGTACTTTTGCTGTATAATACATAATTTAAATTTAGTTTTTACTATTTATTTTTATACATATAATATAGTAAAAAAAATTGTATAAACAAAATTATTTTTTTAAAATAGCTCGTAATTTATTTTGATTTTTATAAAAAACGTAACTTCTTAATATCTGATTCGGCGTTAATCCAAAATTGAACGCTAGATTATCAAGAAGATCTGCCACTAAATGTTCTTTTTCTAAATCGGTATGTAGACGCTTTGACATGAGTTCAATAATACGTTCTAAATAATATATGTATCCAGCTGGTAATCTGTTTAACACCCGACTATTGGAAGAATAAACTTTGGGAGATTTGGATTGTTCATGAATAATATGTTTTAATGAACGGGCACTTTGTTCTAAAATGCTTTTGTACTTATATATATTCAATCGTTTATATTCTAAAATCAATTCACCATCTTTACGAAACGATTCCTCTGGTCCGGTGTCTGGTATTGGCTCGGTTTCCGCGTCTTCTGGTGTTTCTGTTTCACTGCCCAAATCAGCAGTATCCAAATCAGCAGTAGTCATGCCACCTCCGCCACCACTTGTACTAGTCGATGTATCGGCGGACAGAGTAGTTTCAGCATCCCCAGTTTCAGCATCACCTGTTGCAGCAAACGCAGCTATAGTGGATATTGGAATATTCAAACTTATTGTATACATTGGATCGCGTCTAGTGCCTATTTGCTCGATGCTAATTATGTCAGCATCAATTAAATAATTAAATGTCTCTGGCGTTAACTGCAACGCTTCTCCAGATCGCAAAATAAATTCTTCTATACCTTCTGGTGACGTAGAATATAATATTCCTAATGATTGACTATTTTTTTCAGCAAATTTTCCTAGAAATTTTTGTTGTTGTGGAGTAAATACTTCTTGATTAGTAGTTTCTTGTTCATTCAACAACTCATTTACTATTTCTTCAAACAATAATTTCATATTACTGCACCTTTGATTCAGATAAACACGTACTTCGGTATTTACCAGCTAATTTTTTAATTTCATTAATAGCTTTTCTCGCTCTACTCCCAGCAGCCTTTACGCCTTTATCTTGAAATCGTTTATTATTAACCTCTACAATTGTCCACAACTGCTGCATTTCTTCGAAAATTTCCTGAGATGTCATACTTAATTCTTTTTATTTTATTATAAATATAACAAGTATACGATTATTACGATTGTAAACGTTCTAATAACGAGTATATAGATTCGTTAACAATCCACGAATTTCCATTTTGCATTTTTATATGCACACCTGATGTAGTTTCACTGATATATTCAATTAAATTAACATTGATGAAAATTATTTGTGTAGATGTGTCGCTATACGTTACGGTAATCTGAAAAAATATACGGGTCATGTTTTATTTTTTAGAAGAAATGAATGGAAAATCCTGAGTCCGACCTGGTATTTGTTTTGAATCAGTGTCATAAAAATCTAGATCGTCGATAGCAACACCTTCCAATGTATCCAATTTATCAATTAATCCTTTAAGGTATGATTGACTTGGGTTGCCTCGGTCTAAAACACGCATTATTTGAAAATATGACTGATTGCCAGTTGATGTAGTATACACAAAATTTCCTACTAGCTTTTTATTGTTCTGCATCCAATCTAAAATCTTGAATGCAGCTAACATGTTAGTATCACCGGTGCGCATAGATTGTTCTTTAATAATACGTTTTGCTCGGGATATTTCTTCAACAACTATTAGTTGGTGTCGTGGATTTGTTAAGTCTAATAAATTTATCATTTTAATATATTGCTTTAGCTGTTTGTAATTTTATCGGCAATCGAATACATATCGATTTTAAACCTATACTGCCGGGTACCACCGCCACCGCTTGTAGTAAATTTCAATCCCGTTTTCTTTTCACAATACGCATGTAATTCATCTTGTATATATTCCCGATCGAGATTCTGCAATGTATCATATGGCTCGCTCATATCAGGCTTAAATATTACGGTATTATCATTCTCACTAGTAGTAATTACGAGAAACTTGCCGTTAATACCGCCAATTGGAATGCTAACTCTATTAGTATTAACCGCTTCATTAACTTGATTAGTGCCACCATACGCGGCCGTTACACCTTTTAAAGTAGGCAATGGCTTACCCGGAACTCGTTCCCATGCATATCCTTCAAGTAGTTGTTTTAATTTTTTCATATTAATACTCTTAATTTATATATAAATATTACTAATGTATATTATATAGTAAAAAAGCCCCAGATGGGCTAATTCTATTTAATAAAGTGCACGTGTCAAGCAAAATGCAAGAAAAGTTTAAAAAAAGATTTAGTACGTTGTAACCCACGTGAAAACACGTCCACCCAGGTGGCCCTTACCGTGTGCACCAAGCCCCACCGATTACCGACCTTGACCTCGGTACCGTTTCCGGTATTTGTCTGCATTTTTGCTATGCGACATTTTAGTTTTGCTGTGAACCCCAGGACGGGTAATCTCGCTAGCGACGTGTTGTTGTGTTGTTGCTGCTTTTGCTTTTGCCATGTGTTTACCAAATTGATTTGTTTACTATATATATGCTCTGCATCACAGTAACATGGCCGGTGATTGTGAATCAGATCAAGCCACACC